GGGTGATAATATAGATCAAGAGGAAGTTGAAGCAGAAGAAGAACCTGTTGAAGAACCTGTTAAAGATGTAGAAGTTAGTGCAGAAGAAACTAAAGATGAAGCCATTGATGATGGAGTAGATGAAGTTATTGAAAGCCTAAAAGAAACTATTAGACAGAAGAATGAACTTACTGAAGAACTTAAAACTCTAAAACAAAGTAAAACAGTTAGCGATGCCGAAGTAGAAAAGTTAAAAGAGGAATTAAATAAGTACAAAGTAGCATTTGCAAGAACAAGTGAAATCGCTGCAAAAACAATACAACTTGAAAAAGATGTTAAAAACCTCAATGAACAAATAAGTTTAAAAGATACTAAAATTAAAGAATTTAGCACAAAAGCTGATAATACAGCTAAGCTAAATGAAAGCGTAAATGCTGCAGCTAAACAAGTTAATGATTTAACTGAACAATTAAAGACTGCTAAAGACGATGTTGTAAAGTTAGATGAACAACTTGAAGCTCAAAAAGATGAATATTCTAAAAAACTAGCAGAAAGCACAAAAGTTGCAAATAGTTATAAGAATAAATTTAAGCTAGTTCTTAATAGATATATTGAATCTAAGGCAGCTATGCTTGGTGTAAAAACTACTGAAATCACCAGTAGGCTCAATGAAAGCTATACTTTAGATGACATTGACAATATATGTGATGAGTTGTTAGATTATAGTTCTAACTTTGGTCGTTTGCCATTTGGTAATGGAAGTACTGCAAAAGTAAAAGTCACAGAATCTGTAGATAATAAAAAGACTGTTAGAAGAAATAACCCAGATTATGGCTATGAAATTGATGATGACCTTCTAAAACTTGCTGGCTTAGACGATTTTAAATAATTAAAAAATTCAAAAATTAAAATTAAAATTAAATTAAAAATCTAAAAAGGAGAAAATCATGAGACAAAATTTACTTGAAACTTATTCAAGACAATTAAAAGTTGCTGAAGCTTATATTGCTAAGAATTTTGATGGCAAGAAAATTTCAGCTAATACTCAATTAACTACTGCTGTATTACTAGATAATACAAATAGATGGATGACAGAAGCTATGAACACTCAAGCTACTGAAAGATCTGATTTAGGCGATTGGAAGAAATTCTGCTTAAATTTAACTAACATTGCTGTTCCATCTCTAATTGCTAACGATTTAGTTATCGTTCATCCAATGACTTCTTACAGTGGATCTGTTGCTTACTTAGAATATGTTTCTAAGACTGATAAAGGCGGCGTTAAGAAGGGTGACCTATTTAATGGCGTATTCGGACTTGGAGAATCTTCTGAAGCTAGAACAAACTTCACTTCTCAAGTTATCGTTGAAGAAATCGGTTCTTCTGGAAAACCTACATTAACTCCAATGCATTTTGAAGTTGGTAGATTCTACAATCCTGAAGATAAAGCTTACTATGATGCTAAAGTTGTTAGTGGCGATACTACAACTTATGTTGATGTAGTAAACAAAACTATCCCTGGCGTAGCTGCTGGTGATAAAGTTGCTTACTTCTCAGAAGAATTCCAAATGGAACATGTTCCTGCTCAAGACATCCCAACAATTGGTCCAAGAATGAACAGAATCGCTTTAGTTGCTGAACCAAGACGTATTGCTGTTAGATATGACCAAATTACTGCTTTCCAAGCTAAAACTGACTATGGCTTCAGCCTTGACAAACAAATCGCTGAACAAGCTTGTGGTGAATTAGCTTATGAAATCGATACTGAAATCGTTCGTATGTTAGCTGATGGCGCTGGTGCTGCTGATGCTGAATTAACATGGTCTAAGACTCTTCCAATCGGCGTTAGCAAATTCGAACACTACAATGGCTTCCTAGAAGTTATTGAAAAAGCTCGTGCTATTATCTATAATAGAACTAAGAAATTCCATCCTAACTACATGGTAATTGCTGCTGACGTTCTTCCAGTTTTAAGATTCGTTAATGGCTACACTGCAGTTAAGAATGCTAAGATGAATGGTCCTTACAAAGTTGGTGAATTAGATGGTCTTTCTATCTATGTATCTCCAGAACTTGGTTCAGGCGAATTCTTCTTCGGATTAAATGGCTCAGATATGATGAGTTCAGCCGGAGTTTATGCCCCTTATATGGCTATAGTTCCAACTCAATTACTTGGAACACCAGACGGTGGTTTAGCACAAGGCTTCAGTACTTGGTATGCAAAAGCTTTACTAAACAAGAATTTGTTAGTTGCTGGTAAAATTGTTGCATAATTTAACTTAAGTAAATAAGGC